ATGCTGCTAACGGCGATTGGAATATTTATAATAATTTAACTAATGCTCCAACAGGGTTTTCAGGTAATTTTACTACTTCTTTAAATGTAAGCGGTGTAAACTCTTGGAACATGTTTGGTAGATCCAGTAATAGCGCTACTAATTACTTGAACGGGGAAATTCAATTAATTGAAGTAACTGGGTTTACAAACGGACAAACTTGGGATGCTGATTTATCTGGCGGCACTGGCTCGGTGCTGCCCACAGCCTCAGGATTAAACCAAGGTACGTTAGTCAATTTTCCAACAGACGGAACACAATGGGGAGGTAGCGGAACACCAACCCCAGTGTCATTCACCGGTACAGTCCCAGCGCAAACAGCAACTTTCGGCACTGCATTTAGCCTGAACCTTGCGAGCTATTTCAGTGGGTCGCTGACGCCGTTTACATACGCTGTAACGTCTGGATCATTACCTGCTGGATTGACTCTTTCTGGCTCAACAATATCAGGCACACCAACAGTCTCTGGAGATGTCACAGGGCTGGTTGTCACGGCAACTGACACTGGTAGCAACACAGCAGCAACCAACGCATTTGCAATAAACGTGGCAGCAGCTCCGGCGCTACCTTCTGGCACATTCACAGTCGGCACAATCACAACGACGCAAAACACGGCGTCTGTGCCTTACACGTATTCTGCAGCTGATGCGACCAGTATTCAATATCGATTAAATGCTGGTGCAGCGGTTACTGCAACAACAAGCCCGCAAGCGCTGACAGGGTTAACGCCAAACACTGGCTACACAATTCAGTTTAGAGCGGTAAACGGCGCTGGTAATGGCGACTGGTCAACAACGGCTATTTTTACGACGCAGCCAATCCCAAGCACTGACGGCACCTTTACGAGCGAGCCTCTTTATCGACTGGTGGATGGTGCGCTAATGGCAAACAAGGCGCTGACATACTATAGGCTTTACAATCCGACCACTGGCGCTTTAGTTGTTAGCAAGACTGGTCTTTCAACAAATTCAAGTGGTGTCGTATCATTTACTGATGCAGCAGTAGTGACTGGCACTGATTACAAATCAGATTGGCTTTCAGCAGATGGCGAATTTTGCATGCCATCCAAGGCGGCAACATGACATGGAGAAGCAATACAGCATCGACAACTGATGGCGCATGGATAACCAGCAAATACGCAGGTTTGGGCGTGCCATCGGCTGAGATACCGTCCACTGGCGATAGTGGTGCGGGCTATCTCTACAACGATATTTCCGCACAGTCTGCGCAACCGACCGACGAAATGCGCGGCCAGATTTTGACATGGCCGTCAGCTGGCGTTTTTGCAGTCAATGAAGACAGCTCGTTTTTGTTCACTGGCGCGCCGGACGGCGCTTATGCCGCAACTTATCGCGGTTACAAAAACGGCGTTAGCTATGGCGACTATACAATCACGCTACAAGTTGGTTCAAATGCGGTTACATCGAATATTATAGGAGCAACCCCTGTTCCAATTGCTTCCACTAATTTAAACCTTTACCAAACAACAACAGTTTCCGCTGGTTTATCAACTCCCGTTGCGTTAGGTATGGTTGAATCTATAAACAATGTGCTATTGTTGGGGGGTTTACCAACTCCGCTGGCTAGTGCAAGTATACAGGTTCAGTTTGAAATTATTCATCTGACGCTTTACGGGGCTTTACCCGTGCCCGCTGCTTTATGTAACATCGGGAATATTTTAGGGCGGGTTAGTTTTTCAGAAAACACTGTTATAACAATTCCTTCGGACGATAGATTTATAATTATTGAGGTTTAAAATGAAATTGAACGTTGCTTCTCAAAATAGTCAGGTTGCAAAATTAGCGACTAACCACACTACATCCGTTTTAACAATCCGTTCTGGCGCGGTGCCAACCATTCAGGGTCAAGCTTTTGGTACAGCCTTAGTTACACATACTTTACAAGGCTTCCAAACACCTTCAAACGGTTCTATCACAGCTAACGCAATTACAGAAGCTGAAATTGTTGCTGCGGGAACTGCATCACATGCAACTTTAGAAAACGGAACGGAAACACTGCTCCTTTCCGTTGGTTTGGCTGGTAGTGGTGCGGAATGTATTGTTAGTTCGTTATCCTTTGTGCAAGGGGTTAACAGTCGTGTTCTTTCGTTAGTATTGTTCCAACCTTCAGGGTTCTAATATGGCAACTTTTAAATTTCCAAAAAAGTTAAAAGTTGGTAAAATTGACAGGTACGGGATTAACCTTGAACAATGGTTAGGTGGTGATGAGTTAACGGGATTGGTAATTACCCCTCCGCCTAACAGTGGTATCACAGTTAGCTCAATTTCATTAGAAGAAGGTGTTGCAAGCGGCTTATTTAGTGCTACAATAGTTGGAACCTTTGATATTGAATTTGAATACCAGTCAGGGTTAAGGCGGGATTGTGTAAAGGTGCGCCTAACAACGACAGCGGGTTGTTAGGTACAGTAATACCCTTGTCGGGGTATTGGTAAAATAATACAATACCGCGCAACACAGCGCGGTTATTTTTAATTTTAAAGGTGTGTTTGTTATGGGTATTAATATTCGTACAAAAGGTCAAACAGGTGAGCGCGAAGTTGCAGGTTTGTTGAATGCTATTGTTCAGCAAATAAGAATAAAAGAAGGGTTTCCCCCTTTAGCTGATCGGGACTTGCCCTTTCAACGGAACCAGAACCAAAGTGCAGTTGGCGGGGACGATTTAACTAACCCTTTTGGATTAGCAATTGAAGTCAAACGTCAGGAAGCGTTGTCTATTAATACGTGGTGGAAACAATGTGTAGCTTCTGCTGAGCGATCAGGGTTTAAACCTGTTTTAATTTACAGACAAAACCGCAAACCTTGGCGAGTGCGGACGTTAGTAATGTTTCCTGTAACCGAAAGCGTTTCAGTAGGCCCTTTAATTGCTGAAACATCAATTGACGATTTTGAATCTTGGTTTGCGGAATACTACCGCCGTCACTTGTTAGCAAGCTGAAGAACCTTGCTTTGTAGTGTGGTTATCCACTATACTCACGACATTGTCAACAAAAGTGATTTAAGTTGTGCATAACAGTGAATACGATTTCAACATAACTATGCAAATGGAACCCGAATTAACTGACCTTGAAAAGCAGTTGCGGGTTCGGTTTGTTGATGAATATATGTATGATAGAAGTCCCGTTGCTGCGGCCATGCGGGTGGGTTTTATGCGAAGTTTTGCTCAAGACTTCGCGACAAAGTTCATGGACGAAAGCTTTGTCAGAAAGCTTATTCGTGAACGGGAAGAAGCTTTTATTTCTAATAACCACGAACAAGCTGAAGCCAAGAAAAAGGCTATTGAACTGGCCCTAATACATGAAGCTAATTATCGCGGGCCTGGATCTTCTCACGCTGCCCGAGTAACTGCTTTAACCAACCTTGCTAAACTTTATGACATGGATAAAATTAAGAAGGATGCCCCTGATTTAGCGGCTGTTAGTGGTGTAATGGTTGTTCCTGCAATGGGTGATGTTGATAACTGGGGAGACTCCGCTGCGGAGCAACAAAAGAAGCTAAAAGAAACGGTTAGGGATTAACAGTCAATTGCTTTTTTATTGTTTTCAAACTATTATTTTAAGGGGTACACAATGCAAAATTTAACATTGGGTCAAAAACAACGTAAATTCACCTTAATGATTGCACAGCTTATTCAATACGCTTACAGTCGCGGGTACGAATTAAGTTTTGGTGACGCTTACCGCGATCCACGGCTTCACGGCGAGGTTGGTGTTAAGCAAGGTTACGGCCATTCAAAAAGTTGCCATAAGATTCGGTTAGCAATAGATTTAAATTTGTTTGCTGATATTGATAAAGACGGTGATTTGGATTATGTAAGCAGTGGTGAGACCCCCGCATACAAAGACCTTGGTGAATACTGGGAATCAATGGGCGGTAGTTGGGGCGGTCGCTTTAACGATGCAAATCATTTTAGCTTAGAACACAACGGGATGAAATGATGGAAAATTTAATAATTCAGATTGAAAATGCGCTTGTTGTTGTTGGGGCAATTGTAACAGCTGCAACTTTAATTGTCGCAGGGTTAGATAAAATTGCCCAAATTACTCCAACGAAACGGGATGACGAATATGTGGGTAAAATTCGTTCATTGCTGGTAATGGTGTCCGCAGTCTTGGACAAGGTTAGTGTTTATACTACTTCGGATAAGAAAAAATGACATTAGAAATTGCTGTGGTGCTTTTAATTGTGTTTCTTGCTATGCTTGCAATTTTATTCAAAATGCGCGGGGATAAATATTTAAGTGAAGCGGAAAAACAAACTTCTGAAATGGAGCTTGAGCAGCGAAAGGAAGCTGCAAAGGTTGCTCGTGAAATTTTTGAAGCTACCCAACGAGCTAACGCCCGCGCTAATGAGGTGGAACGTGAAAATAATTCTGCTCGTGATACTAAGCCTTCTGGTGAGTTTGGTGACCCTCGGTTGTAGTAATACGCCAGAGGTTGTTGTGAAAGTTGATTGCAATTTACCAAAACGACCGGATTTACCAAAAGTTGACGCCGCTGATCTTTGGGATAAGTTGGGTAGCAATATCTATTCAAACCTACAACTTCGTGAGAAGTTAATTGTAGATTGGGCACTTGAATTGGAAGTGATTGCAAAAGGTGTATGTAATGAGTGACCAGAATTCGAACTTGCAGGATTTGCACATTGCGGTCGCAAAGCATGAGCTAAGGCTTGACGCTTTGGAAAAGTTAATTGAGGCACAAACCGCAGCAGTGCAAAATCTACAGTCCAGAATTACCACAATTGGCTCAATAATGATCGGCGTTCTTGGTGCTGGTTCACAACAAGGCGGCGATCTATTGAGACTGCTGTTTGGGGGCGGTTAAAATGACTTTAAACTGTGGTTATCAACAAAGCTCGACAAGTAGAATAATCCAAGGGTTATTCTACTATTTTCTAACTTCCGTTTTAATTTTACTTTTAGGTTTTATCATTTACCAACAAATGGAAAGTGATAGCGCTGAAATAAAAATGGTTCAAACAGAAGTAACCCTTAACAAAGGGAACCGCTCATTTTATGTTCCTTTTGAGGTTTGCAATACTAAGCCAAACGATTTCATTCTTTTACGCCGTTATAAAAATATACAGCAAGGGGTTTATTTTAACGCCCCCGATGGTATTTACCGTTCGAACTTTACAGGGTGCGCTACAACGTATCTTCAAGCCTATGCGGGTAATTTAGAGCCCGGAGTGTATGATTACACAGTCTTCGTTAGATATGACGTTAACTTTTTAAGAAGCATTGAAAAGCAGGCTGCTCATATTAGAGTTAATGTTAAATGACTTTAGCCGTAAATCAGTCTAAGACAAAGAAAGTTTGGGAACCATTGGAGGGTTCCCAAAAATTAGTTTTGTGCTGCCCTTGTAACCACATACTATACGAAGGAACTCGCGGGCCTGGAAAGACCGACGCGCAAATTTTATTTTTCAGGCGTTTTGTTGGTATGGGTTACGGGGCTTTCTGGAAGGGGGTTATATTTGATCTTGAATATAAAAACCTTGACGACTTAATATCAAAATCTAAACGCTGGTTCAGGCAACTTGGTCAGGGTGCTAAATTCCTTGCCTCCAATAGTGCGTTAAAATGGGTTTGGCCAACAGGTGAAGAACTTTGGTTCCGAGTAATGAAGACCGAGCAGGATTATTGGAACTATCACGGTCACGAATTTCCGTTTATTGGTTGGAACGAACTTACTAAGCAAGCTAATTCCAGTTTATATGACATGGCAATGTCTCTAAACAGAAGTTCATTTTTACCCCATGAGCACAGCCCCTTAAACGAGGACGGGACTATCCGGTTACTCCCTGAAATCCCTCTGGTGGTTTTTAGTACAACCAACCCATATGGCGTCGGGCATAACTGGGTAAAACAGCGCTTCATTGATGTTGCACCGCCCGGAAAGGTTGTTAAAATTACAAAGGAAGTTTATAACCCAAGAACCCAAAAAAGGGAAATGATTACTAAAACACAGGTTCGCATTTTTGGTTCTTATAAGGAAAATAAATACCTTGCTCCGGAATACGTTTTAGAACTTGAAAGCATAACCGACCCAAATAAAAGGGCGGCGTGGCTTTGGGGCGATTGGGATATTACCTCGGGTGGCATGTTTGACGATGTGTGGTCATCCCAGTATAACATAGTTGAACCTTTTAATATACCGCCCGAGTGGCGGATTTTTAGGTCTTTTGACTGGGGTAGTAGCAAGCCGTTCAGCGTAGGCTGGTGGGCTGAGAGTGACGGCGGTGACATCCTGCTTTCAAACGGTAAATGGAAGTCAACTATTAAAGGTGATTTGTTCAGGATTGCAGAATGGTATGGTTGGAACGGTGTTCCTAATACAGGCATTCGTTTACTTGCGCATAAAATAAGTGAAGGTATTATTAAGCGTGAATTAAAGATGGGTATTTATGGCAGGGTAAAGCCTGGGCCAGCTGACAACAGTATCAACGACGCTATGGAAGGAACTTCAATAGCTACCAAAATGGCTGAAACTGTCACTATTGACGGAAAGAAGTATAAGGGTGTAACATGGGCAGCCAGTAATAAAAGTCCAGGCAGTCGTAAGATTGGTTGGGAATTGATGAGGGTTGCTATATTCAACGCACAACCTCCAGGCCCAGGCATACCACGTGAAAGCCCAGGCCTTTTTGTTGTTAGAACTTGTCAAGATGGTTTTATTCGAACTGTTCCAACAATATCACGCGACAATAACGATTTAGACGACGTTGACACAAATGATGAAGACCACGTTGCTGACGAAGCTCGTTATGTTATACTCAGCACGGGAAACCGTTTCACGTTCGGTACTACAACAGGAAATTATTAAATGCCTATTTCAAACGCGCATCCTCTATATATTGAATTTTTAGATTTCTGGGAAACTTGCCGCGATAGTTTTACGCCTAACGGTGTTCGAGCAAAGCGAGAAAAGTATTTACCCCCAACAAGTGGGCAAATAATTGACGGGTTTCCCAATCCTGAATCGTTAGGCGGTAAATCTTATCAGGCTTATTTAACACGAGCTTACTATCCCGACATCTTTGCTGAAGCGGTAGACGCTGCTGTTGGCATTATGCACCGAAAAGCACCCGTCATTGAACTTCCTTCCGTACTTGAGCCAATGCGGTTAAAAGCTAATGCAATTGGTGAAAGCCTTGAAATGTTACTGCAACGAGTTAACACCGAACAGCTAATCACAGGTCGGCTCGGGCTGTTGGGTGATTTAAAGCTAAATGGTGAAGGTAAAGTTGAACCTGTTATTGTTATGTACAAGGATAAGGCGGTTTTAAATTGGGACGACATTTCCACAGATACTGACGTTGGTGATTTTAGGCTGGTTGTGCTTGACGAAAGTGGTCAGGAATTGCAATCCGATTTAAGTTGGAAGTATGTTGAAAAATTCTTGCTTTTAGGCATTGTCAAAGACAACAACTTGGATAGTTCTGGTGTTTACCAATTTG